GTGTCGGGAGAGGGGCATCGCGCACGCACACTTCGACCGGTCGTCGTCCGAGGGCGAGCGGTGTTACCGAGGTTTTTTGGTGATTTTCAAATCGCAGTTGTGTAAGGTCGTACCGAGTGAGTTGAACGCTATCACGGTAGTATCTTAACGTCACACCATGGAGTGTTGCAGTCTCCGCAAGGAGCGAAACGCGGCGATCGGTCGCGCGGACATATGTGCCTTCGCGAACGCGTGCGTCGTCGACGGGTTGTGTGACGAGTGCGCGTTTTCGGCGATGGAAGACGGGTTCGAGATGTGCGGACGAGACCCAGATCTTGGGACGCTTCGCGCGGCGTGCCTGGACATCCTCACCACGTGCCGTCCAGATCTCGCGAACTTTGACTTTGTGAGTCCGTCGAACGCAGAGGAGCCGGTGTTCGACCTCTACGTGGGGTGGGTGCTCGAGAGCAAGGTGCCGCACCTCTTAGATTGGCTCCTAGCGCGCAAACCCAAGCGCAGAACGCTGAGCAACCGCGAGATGGTGGACATCTTGGCGGACTTGGATTTCGTCACCAAGGATGAGGATCGCGCCGTGTGGGACACCCGTGCGTGCCTGGAGGTGCTTTCGAAACACATGCACGTGCCGATGACACGGAAGGTGTTGGAGGTGGCGGCGTCCCAGGGCCACGAGTCCTTCATACGGTGGGTCATGGAGAATAGACAAGAATACGTGTGGAAGCGCAAGGAACTCACCGCGCGCGCCTTCGATATGGGTCACCTCGAGGTCGTCCGCGTGCTCGCGTGCGAGGCCGGTGTGCCCTTCTGTCCACACGAGATGAACCCACGAGACGTCACCCGCGCCCCCACGGAGACGAAGAACCAGTACAGAAAGCGAAAGTTATTCGTAGAGATTTTTAATTTTTTTACACACATATTAAATTGACGTCCTCCCCCTCGAGGGGGTCGAGTTTCCAATTGTACACGTAGGTGTGCACGTGTCCCGTGCCTTGGACGAATTTTTGTTTTTTGAGGTGTTTCCTGTTCTCCCCGACGTCGAGGGCGTTGAGGACGTCGAAACCCACCCTTTTCGCGATCACCACGGCGTGTCTGAGGGCGTCCTCACCCACGGCGTGATGCACGTAGGCCTGTCGCAGTCGCAGTTTCGGGTCTCTCTTCGGCACCCACCCCACCTCGACGAGGGCGACGAATATGCCCTCCTTGGGGTCGACGAAGGCCCTCCCGACCCACTCCTCGGCCCTCGGGAGGAGGGCGAGTTTGTGTTTCCGCGCGTGGTCGTCTAGGAGTTTTTGCACCTTCCAGACGTCCCCGGGTTCCATCACGCGGAGGTGGGAACTCCCCTTGACGTCGAACCATTTATTGTTGAGGTCGTTCGTCTCACAAAACCCTGCGTCGACGAGGCGAGGGACGTTCAAGAGGCGGTGCCAGTAGGAGGCGGTACACACGGGGTGGGGCAACTCCGCGGTGGCGGTGTAAATGGCCTGTTCGATGCCCCGGAGGACGGCTCTCCGGGTGATTTCTTTGATGAGGAGGGGGGCGAGACGTTTGTCCCTGTATTTTTGGTGCACGCACAGAAAGTTGATGACGACGGCGTCGACGTCTTCGCCGTTGGCGTGGAACCCCCTCGGAGAGGCGGCGATGAATCCCACCAACTCCGGCGTCGGCGCTTTCCTCAGGGCGTAGAGGGCGACGTTCCACCACTCGTCCCTCTCGAGCGCCCACCGGAGGGTGGGGACGGTGTATTCGAGGTAGGACTCATCGTCGGCGAGGTAGTGTCTGTTGAAGAAATTCCTCAGATGGTCCTCGCTGGCGGTGCCCCAAAAGTAATTCGGCGGGTCGGGGAGGGGGGTCGACTCCTGCAATTCCTCCAATTTCACCGTGCAATTCGTGGGTTGGGTGTTCCAAAAGTGGTGCATTTCTGTGTATGTGGCGACGCACGTTTTTAAATAGTCAGACTTAAAGTCAAGCCTCGCTACATAATCACAAAGATGTCTTCTCTCACCCAAGATTTCACGACCGTTCCAGGCCAGGCGTTCGCGTGTCTCAGCATCGTTGGGCCGGAGTGTCCGCAAAAAAGCGATAAGTTCGGCATCAAGATTCGCGGCGCCTTCTCGACGAGGGACGAAGCCGCGGCGCACGCGAAGCGTCTCCAGCAAGAGGACTCCACCTTCGACATCTACGTTGTCGATTTGTACAAGTGGTTGTTGATTCCCCCGGACCCGTCCAAGATCGAGGACTCCCACTACACGAATGAAAAGTTAGAGGAATTGATGGAGGGATACCGCCAAAATCAACGAGAGGCGGCGAAGATGTTCGAGGAACGCAAGCGCGACATGATCGAGAACGCGGATAAGAACTACTTCAAGCCCGGGGATGAAAACTCAAAGTTTTACACCAAACCGGACGAGCCGCCGATCTCCCACCCAGCGGAGGTCCTCGAGCGCCTGAAGAAGGAGAAGCCCGACGCCTCGATGGACGACCTCGTCAAGGAGGCGGACGCCATCGTCACCGCCGAGATCGAAGAACGCAAGGCTAAGCGCGAGGCCGAGGCCAAGGCTGAGGCCGAGGAGCCGACCACTGAAAATTAATTTCATATAACAATGTAATATGAGTGCATTCAGCATCACTCTAAATATTTTGACTGTCATTCTCGTCATAGTCACGCTGTTTTTCCAAGGTCACAACGTCGAGGTGAAGGAGGAGGGTATCCTCGCCTCGGCGATGGAGATGATGCGCATCAACGCGAAAGACCCACGGGTGACGTCGCGGGCGTATTTCACGGAGCCTCGATATGGGAACATAGGTAAATTCACGAATTACGACGAATACGCGCCGATAGATAATTACAAGAGGGAGGAAGACTAGTGCGATCGAAGAATCACGGGTTGCATCGTCTTCCCCATGAAAAACCCGAGGAGGAAGACCGCGAAGGCGATGACGAGGGTGTTTTTATCAAGGCTTCCGAGATCGAATTTCTGGGACGGTGGAGGTGGAGGTGCACCGTACCCAAAGTCGTGGGGCGACGCCCACTGTTGGGGTGGTGGTTGCGGTTGGTGGTACTCCTGCTCCATGATGGGCGTCGAGTCCTCGTCTTCATCTTTCGTGGACGGGGGGTCCGGTGTGTATTGAAACGGTTGTCCGATGTCGGTCTCCATTATTAATTAAAACATCGCGCTATTTTTTTAAGCGAAATATTCCGCTTCGCTATCACTCACCTCTTCGTCGTCGATGAACCCCTCGAGGTTTCCATTCTCGTCGGCGTCGGTGTCGTCGTCGGTCTCCCACTCACCTTCGTCGTCGTCGTCGTCCAACTCATCCTCGGTCGGGATGTCCCCCGATTCGGAGTTGAAATCGGAGTCGTGCTCGTCTTCGCTGTAGTCGTCCTCGATGTCTTCGATCTCGGGGACGTAAATCTCCGAAGGCTTCTTGATGATTCTTCCGCTTCTCGTGGTCATGGTGGTCATCTTTTCCTTTTACTTTATTCATCGAGTCTTTCGTTTAAGTATCTCGTCTGAAACCTAATTTTTTGTGAAACCGCGTGTCTCTGGAGTTCTCTCTCGTATTCCCACCCCACCCTGAACGCTAAATCCTCGATTTCTTCGTGAATGTCATAGTCGTTATAAATGCCTAAATTTTGGAGGTGATCGATGGCCCTTCGGAGAAACACCACCCCTTGCGTGGGTTCGGTGAGATACAACTCGCACATGGTCAGGTCGTTCAAAAACGCCTTGAACTCCTCGGGGTTCACCCCGGAATATTTGTGAGCCTCCATCTTGAGTGCGTCGAACTTGTTCAACGCCGGGGGTGTTCGCGTGAGCAAGAAAATCATGTACACCGCCACCAGGGCGAAGATGAGAAACATCGTACTCTGCTACTATCTCCCAAGTTTTTTATACGTGCTCGAAAATATCTTCATCTTCCTCGCCCCCTTGCACTCACACGCCTGGGTGAGGACGTCCCGTTTGAGGTTGAACGCGCACGTGCGTCCACACGACCGACAGGTGGCGTTCGTCGTCACCGCGAACCCTCCTCGCACTTTTTTCAATTCCATCACCTGCGCGTTCGGGAACCCATCGCCGCCGTAGGTTTGTATGAACGCCTGAATCTCCACTCGAGCCTCGTCCATGGCGGTCGAGCGCCTCTCCTTTTTTTTAATCTTCTTCACGATGGGTGGGCACTTCGTGGGCTGTGGATACAGCATCCTCTTTATTTCACCAGTGAGCGCGTACCGCTTACCTGTGAAATCTTTACAAAACCCATCGGCCCTCCCCTCCAAGGTCTCGCACCGGCAAAAACACTTTTGGGTGATCAAATCCCCGGACACGTAAAACCACACGTGATTCGAACCGTGCTCCCTCCCTAAGTTTTCACAATATTTGGACGAGGTGGAGACGAGGAATTGGTTTTTGTGTTTAAAAATCTTCGTCACCCTCGCCGAGGCCTGTCCCTCCATCGTCGTCCGTATGAACGTCTCGAGGTGGGCACCGAGGGCGTCGTCGTGCACCTCGTCTTTCGTCTCCGCCTTGGAGAATCCACCCTCTCTGGGTTTGGCGACGCTCAGTGCGCTCGGTGGGTGCACCACCTTGGCCGTTGCGTCCTCGTCACCCACCCGCACCGCCACCTCCGAGAGGAGGCCCGGGGTCACGTCCGGAGGGAGGCGAAGCATGGTCGACAGCGGTTTCCGCGTCCACCTGAACACGGGGAGGTAAGGTCCCTCGACGACGCCCTTGGCTTTCTTGTGGGACCACGGCATGCGAAAACCGCTCCCTTTGGCCCCGGTCTTGGGGTCCCCGTACACGCTGCTGTCCACGACGGCGCCCCAATTCACCCCTGGTTTCGCCGTGTGCAAGGCGATGAGGATGTGTTCTCGGAGTGCGCACGCGCTCGCCTGGTCCACGACGAAGCCGGGCCAGTTGAGGTGCACGCCAGTCTTCACCAACCCACCGCCCGCGGGTTTGGGTTCGGCGACGGAGACGACGCAGTCTCCACCCCCGAGGTTAGCCACCTTGGCGCAAATCACCCGACACACCGCCTCGATCTCCTCCAAGGTGAGGGCCTCCTCCCCCTTGTAATCGAGATCGGCGAAAAAGTTATACGCCGGTTGGGTCTTCTGTTCGACGACGAACACCTTCTCCCCGGCGTTCACGGCGTCGCAATACACCTTATAAAATTCAGGAATCTTGTCACACGGGATGCTCAGACATCCGCCGTCCATGAGCACGTGTGAGAGGTTTCTGGAATTCGAGAGATCATTCTTGCTCGCCCACCGGCGAAGCATCTCTTTTGTAATAGTCTCGCATGTCTTTTTTAAACCAGTGGTGTGGGTGCACGTCCGGAAGGTCCTCCTCGTCCGCGACGTCTTTTTTCACCACCAGCAATTCGTAGACCGTTTTATCACCGAGGGTGGCGACGAACGCGTCACCATCCCTCCCCTTGGCGTCGACGATTTCTTTGATTTGGTTGAGTATGAATTTTTTAGATTTCATACTTCTTTACTTAATTACAAATGTTTTTCTGGGCGCAGATAAACACGCGTAAAACTCCGGATTCTTGATGACGTTGGTGACAATGCGCTCCCACTTTTTCGGTCGATTTTTAAACTCCTCAAGGGTGTCCCATGACATGAAATCGTTCTCGTCGAACACCCTCTTGATGGGTTGTTTTTGCAGTTTTTTAACCTGCGTCTTCGCCTTTTCGTCCATGAATTTCTTCACCATCTGCGCCCGCTGGGTTTTCGTGAAATTCACGAAGAAGACGTACACGTTGTACACCAATTCCACCGTGGGCGATTCTTTGACCGTGAAGACGTAGGACGTGTATTCCCCGGAGCGGAGGCAGACCGTGCCCCTGGTCTCCTCCTCCAACTCCCTGAGGGCCGTGCGCAGGGGGCAGTTCACCTCCCTCCGCCTGGACCCACCGGCGACGAACCCCCAATCCTTCCATCGCCGGTCGCGAATCGTGAGAAACACCGGTCTGTCCTCCGCGAGACACACCGGAATTGCAATAGCCTTATGTTTTTTCATTTTTCATGTGTCGGTGGACGTAAATCCTAATATCAGCGGATTTATTTTTCTTCGGCGATTTCCTTCACCTCCTCCCCCGCATCTTCGTTTTCGTTTTCGTTTTCACTCGGTGGTGGTGCGTGCATCGGCATCGGCATCGGCATCGGCGGTCTGGGTGGTTCGTTCATTTGCATGAGATGCATCGACACGTTCTTTAACTGTTCGACGTCGTCCTTCGCTTTCGTGAGTTCGCGGAACAGGTAGATCGTCACAAGCAAACAGACGACGACCCCGACGGTGGTCATGAGGTTTTTGTCCATGGAAATCATAATATCACTACATTAACATGTCGCTTTTCTTTTTAAGCGAACATCGCACCCATGTTCGCCCTGGGGTTTTTGGCACACTGATAATCTTGGCCGAATTGGACCGCCTGGAGGTGGCTGTGCTTGCACTGTGGGTCCCGGGACGGTGAGTGTTGTTGTTGGGCGGACGGGGAGTTCACAAAGCGCTCGAGCGTGCGCGATTTGGGGTCGTAGGTCAACACGAAGACGATGACGAGGAGGATGACTGAAGTCCAAAACGTAGACATGTGTTTTGTTATTATAAAACTAGAGATTTAGTTGGCCCACTTGAGAGCCCCCATGCCCTGGGAAATCGTGAGGCAGTTCACCGATTGCGCGTAAATCGTGTCGTTGGACGTGGACGTCTCGTTCACGAGGCGCGCGCTGTCGAGGCGGGAGAAGTTCACCGTTCCCGTGACTTGACTCTTGGACGTGTCGAGGCAGAACGGGATGAGCATGAGGTCGTCCTCGTCGGAGTTCAAGTCCGCGTTCGAGGTGTGGTAGTACAACGGGACCAAAGTGAAGTTCGGGCGAGACAATTTGTAATCCGAGATGTCGACGCCGTTCATTTGCATCTTGATGCGGTTCGTCGCCGTGAGGACGTTGACCGAGGACGCACCAGAGGCCGTCGGGGCGGCGGCCAAGAACTTGATCGGGTGGTTGAACCCGCTCAATTCGTGAATCTTCGCGTTGGATGCGATGCTCTTCTGCACGGTGGGGATGATGAGGTTGATTTCTTTGGAGGCGAACATCTCGCGCTCCGCGCTGTCGAGGGTGATGAAATTCGCGTAGCACTCCCACTTGGAACCCCCGGCGAGGGCACCCCAGGTGATTCGGAGTTCGACGTCGTGGTAACTGAGGGCGACCAACGGGATGCAGTGTTGGTAGGACTCGCAATTGAAGAAACGCAGGGGGTAGAACGTGTTCGCCCCGGAGAGACCGGCGAGGCGAGACCTGCTGAGGTTCGAAGCCATCAACTTGGGCGCGATCTTCGTCGTCCACACGGCGTCTTGTTCATCGATGACTTGGCCACCCACGAGAAGTTCGACCTTATCGATGACGGTCGTCCAATCCGTGATGGAGGTGTTGGCCTGAGGCGTGCCACTTCCCACGATCGGCGTGAGGTAGATGTAGGAAAGCAAATCACCACGTCTTTCGAATCGGACCGTCGACATACCGCTGCCGGTGACTCGACCTTGGATCACTTGGCGCTCAACCTGTTGGGCGAAATGCGTCGAGCGTCGAAAGTTGCTTCGAAAATACGAAATTTCGGGTTGGCCCGTGATCAGGGCATCTTGGGCGCCGTAGGCGAGCAACATCGTCTGTCCAGACATGGGTGTTAATTATACTATTACTCTGAGATTTTATCCACAATGATATGTCACGCCCACGAAAGCGGCGGTGTGCACCGCGTTGTGCCTGGTGGTGATTTGACCCTCGGCGTCGAGGTACCGAAGTTTGTAGGCAGGCTCCGTGTCCCCCCACGGAACGTCCTCAAACTGGATTTGGTCGTGTTCATCGAGAATGTTCACCCACTCCTCACGCACCTCTGAGAGATAGTCCTCCGGTGTCGCCGGTTCCACCTTTGTTTCGTTCACCACTTTCTTGTACACGGTGCGCGTGCGTTCCACCGCACCGGGCGTCTCCGAAGGGACCTCGTCGGTCACGATGTTGAAATAGCCGTGCACGTACGTGTTTTGTTCTTCTACGCCGAGGTCCGACCACACCTCTGGGCTGATTCCAATCACCTGTGTGTACGTGAACGTATTGCTGTCGTAGAGTGCCTGCTCATCCTCCGGGAGGGCGTTGTACACCTCCTCAGAGACGGTGTTCACCTGGGTCTTCGAGTACAACTCGAGGTCGTGGTCCGGTGGCACGAACACGTTGGACTGCTCGTCCACGTGGCCGTGGACCTCGACGTGGCGGTCCTTCGTGTAGTACGTCTCCTCCTGGGTGCGGTCGTACGCGTTGGAGGTGGCGTCTTCCAATTGGTACCAGTACGTGACGTTGGCGAGTTCCTTGAGGATGCGTTGCACCGGGATGTCCGGTGGGTTAAAGTCGCAATCCATCGTGATTTTGGCCACCGTGTAGTTGTGAAGGATGTCGTCGTCCTGCCTCTGACCGTAGCCAGCCACGTTGGACGTCGTGATGTAGTCGCCCGACTCGAGGGGACCCGCCGTGTTCACCACCCACATCGCGCCTTCACCGACGGAGTTGATGTAGACACGGGTGTCGCCTTGTTCTTTTTCGTACGGCGTCACAAAACTACCAAACTTATCACTTCGCTCTTCGGGGTCTTCTGATGCGGAAATGACTCCAAAACATTTTTTGTCGTTCGCCTTTGTGGAGAGGGAGACCACCGGAAGGGATTCATTCGTCGTGATGGCGTTTGAACCCACCTCTATACCGCCAGACATTTTGATG